GACGGTGCAGCGACTGGCTCCGGCGATGCGGCCGGGGATGGTGCATCCGGCGATGGTACAGAAACCGGCGCTGATGGTGCTGATGGTGCTGATGGTGCTGATGGTGCTGATGGTGCTGATGGTGACAGTGCGGAAACCGTAGATCAAGAGGCCGCGGTTGAATCCTGGGTTACCGTTCAGGTCGTCCGTTCCCCGGCAGGTAAACGCATTCGCGGTGGTATCGAGTTCACCACGACCCCGACACCGCTGGACTTTTTGACGCTCTCGCAGGAGCAGCGCGAAAAAATCATGCGTGATCCTTACCTGCGCGTTAAGCCGTACACCCCGGCTGAGGAGTAATCATGGGGTACTGCACGCTGGATGATTTGATAAACGATTTCGGTGAGCAGGACATTATCCGGCTTTCTGACCGGGCACGCCCTGCCACCGGTCAAATTGTTATGGCTGTCGTGGAAAAGGCCATCGAAGATGCAGATGCCGAAATCAACATGTATCTGGAGGGGCGCGGTCTGCTGCCACTCCCCAGCGTGCCGGATACCCTGCGGCGTATCGCCAGCGATATCACCCGTTATTACCTGTACCAGAACCCCAGGGACGATTCGCCGGTTGTCACCCGCTATAACCAGCGCATTCGCCAACTGGAGAAGGTCGCCTCCGGGCGGCTGTCTCTGGGGCTGGACAATGCCGGGAAGGTACTGGAGCCGGATGAGTCAGTGGTATTCACGCCCGGCCGCAACATGTTCCGGAGGGATGGTTTGTGGTGACCGATTACCTGTTTTGTGAACCCTTGCTGATTAATCGCCTGCGCGAGCAGGTGCCGGATTTTGTCGAGGTGACAGGCGTTGCGGGTCTGTCCCAGATGAACGATGACAACCCCATTTGCCCGATGGCGTATGTGATGTATCTCGGCGATACCGTTAACACCTCGACGGCCGCTACGGGCGGTAGCATGCAGCGGATGCAGTTTGTTACTCAGCTCTGGGCCGTCGTTATCTGTGTTTATTTTGCCGACGGGCGCGGTCTGGGGGCTGATATCAGCAGCGAAGCAGGCCCGTTAATCAAAAAGACCGTAGATGCCCTGGCCGGATGGAAGCCCGACGGTGATATCGCCAGGGCGCTGACCAGAAGCAGCCAGATACTCCCCGCGCAGTATGAGGACGGGTACGGGTATTACCCGCTGGTTTTCCAGTTGCCGGTTCCGGCAGCGATTGGAGGATACCGATGAAGATTGAACTGACCGGGCCACACACGCATCAGGGCAAGGTGCTGAGTGCCGGAACGATTATTGAAGTGGACGATATCACCGGGCAGTGGCTGCTTGACTACGGCCCGGCTAAGGCGGCGGGAACGTCCCGCAAGAGCAAAACCGATACCGGCAGCGCCGGAGATCCTTTGTCAGAGGTACAGGAATAATGACCCCAGAAACTTATTACTATGGCCAGGGCAAAGTTTACCTCGGCCGCCGCAATGACGCCGGACAGGCTGTCACCATGCGCTGGATTGGTGATGTTGACTCGCTGGAAGTGGCGCTGACGACGGAGTCTTTCACCCATAAAGAATCCTATAGCGGCCATCGTGCGCCAGTTCGTCGCATCAGCACCAGTAAGGATGGTTCGGTCACGTCCACCTGGTATGAACATTCGCCGGAAAACCTTGCTGTTCTGCTGTATGGCGAAAAAGTGGTGGTGCCTGCCGGAACCGTGACCGGCGAAGTCCTGCCAGCCGGTATTGTGGCCGGGGATCGTGTTCTGCTGGCGCATCACAACGTGAGCGCGGTCATCATCACCGGTCTGACGCTGGGTGAGGATTACACCGTTGACCTGAAGTTTGGGGCGATTGAGTTCATCACCACGCCAGCGACACCGCCCAGCGTCAATTACTCCTACGCCAGCAGCATTAACACTTCCATGTTTACTGCCAGCCCGGTTGACCTGTTCCTGCGCTATGAAGGCATCAACCTTGCAGAGAACGGCGCACCGGTAGTGCTGGAGCTGTACAAAGTACAGTACGACCCGGTGTCGGCGTTGAGCCTGATTAACACCGATACCTCACTGCCCGGACTGGAGACCACCGCCGCCGTTCTGCTGGATACCGAACGTCCGGAGGATGCCGAGTTTGGGCGCTACGGGCGCGTGATCCACGTCGGGGGTAACTGATGGCCGACGAACTGGACATTCTGCTGCCAGACCGGACGCTGAACGTGAATGGCGTCCAGGTCACGGTGCATGAGTACACGCTGGCCGAGCAACTGCAGCACCGTCAGCCTCTCAGGGATATCAGTTCTGGCCTTTGTGATGCGATGAACGCGGCCCCAAATGCCGAGATTTCGGTTGAAGAACTGTTTGATGTGCTGGGCGAGCGTTGGCCATCCGTGATGCAGGCGGTGGCGATTTCCTGTGGCCAGACGGTTGAGTGGGTCTCCGGCCTGACCGGGGAAGACAGTGAGAGTCTGCTGCTGACATGGTGGGGGGTGAATGCCAGTTTTTTTACCCGCAACGCCATCAGACCGGCGCTCGAAAAACTGGTAAAAGCGCTGAATCAGCAGGCTGGGCGGACATCTTCGCCTGCCTCATCGACCACGGCCACCAGTTCGGAGACCTCCGACATTACACCGCCCGCCAGCTAAAGCTGTTTTATGAACAGGCGCAACGGCGGGAAATTGATGAACGTTTACAGCGCTCCCTGGACTGTCACGCCGGATTTACCGGTGGGAAGACACTGCAGAAGTATATCGACAAATTTAAACAGGCATTAAAGCGCCGTTAACTCCCACTTAATAACCCCTCGATGAGGGGTTTTGTCACCTTTCCGGAGCGGTACAACATGGCAAGCGGAAATGGCAATCTGGAGCTGCGCCTCCGTATACAGGCCGATTTAAAAAGCGCTCAGAACGCCCTCACTCAACTCGAAACCTCCCTGAATAATACCGCCCGCAGCGGCAGTCAGCTTGGCCAGTCCGGTAATGCGGCGGCGGCAGGTCTGGGAACCGTCGGACGTTCAGCGGACAGCGCCAGCCAGAAACTGGCCAAAACCGGCAGTGAGATAAGCGTTGTCGAGGGACAGCTTAACCACCTGAAAACCATCGCCGGTACGGTCACCGGTCTGGCGCTCGGCGGAGGGGCTCTCACGGGACTGGCGCATATTTCAGATGAATACACCAGCCTGGCGGCACGTATCCGCCTGGTGTCGACGTCGAATGAACAGGCTGGCACCACGTTCAAATCGGTGATTGCACTGGCCAATGAAACCGGCCAGCGTATTTCCTCCACCGCTGAACTTTACACCCGCATGGCGCGATCCCTTAAAGGCAGCGCCACCCAGACCGAGCTGCTGCAGGTGACCAGTATCATCAACAAAGCAGCGATTGTTTCCGGTGCCACGGCGGAAGAATCCACCAACGCGATCATCCAGTTAAGCCAGGGGCTGGCTTCCGGTACGCTCCGGGGCGAGGAATTTAACTCTGTTTCCGAACAGATGCCCCGCATTATGGAAATGCTGCAGACGTCGCTGGGTAAAACGCGCGGCGAGCTGCGGGCGATGGCGGAACAGGGAATGCTGACCACGGATGTGGTATTCAAAGCCCTGAAAGACGGTGCAGCGGATATTGATCGTGAATTTTCCCAGATGCCGCTCACCATTGGCCGTGCCACCACCGAAATGGCCAACGCCTGGGTGGAGTTCGTGGGCGGCACAAACGATGCGCTGGGTGCCTCGAAGGCCATCGCAGCGGTGATTTCGGGTCTGGCGGGTAACCTGTCCACCCTGACCACTGCCGCGATTGCGCTGGCCGTCGTGATGGGCGGCCGTAAGGTTGCCGCCCTGGTCAGCGCCACGCAGGCGGCACGTGCAGACCGAATCGAGACGCTGCAACTGGCGGAAGCCGAATACGCGGAGTCTAAAGCGGCTCTGGCAGCCGCACAGGCGCAGGCTATCAGGGCAAAAACCGGGATTTCCGCACCGGGCGCACGTGCAAAAGCAGAGGATGCGGTCACGGCCGCGCTCGCTCGCCAGACTGTCGCGGAGAAAGCGCTGGGCGTGGCCAGAGCATCTTCATCGACGTTCAGCCGTCTGGGCTCTGGTCTGATGGGGTTACTGGGCGGCCCGATGGGACTGGCCATCACCGGCGTCACGCTGGCAGTGGGTGGACTGAGTGCGGCGTATGCGTCCGCCCAGGAGTCTGAGGCGGCGCTGGCACAGCAGCATCAGCAGACCATCCAGACGCTGGAAGATCAGCGCCAGAAAACAGACGCACTAATTGATGCTCAGGGTCGCCTTAAAGCCTCGGCCAGCACCGGTGATGTGCTGACCCAGCAACGCAGTAATGCAGACGTCCTGACCCAGGACAGCAAGAAATTGAGCGACCTGCAGAGTCAGGCCGCCATGCTCAAACAGCAGATTGAAGGGCTGATGAGCAGCCCGGCCCCTTCCGGGCTGGGGATCATGTATCTGGCGAACAGGCTGGAAGAGGTTCAGAAACAGATTGATGAACTGACGCCCAAATTCGATAACCTGAGCACCGCCCAGGATACCCTTTCCGATGAGCTGGAAAATCGTCTTGCCCGCGCCCTCGATGCGCCAACCGCCAGCGGAAAAACCCTGCGCGATGTGCTGACCGAGCTGCAGAACGCCGGGCCTATTCGCTGGATGGATGAAGCGGCGGCGCAGATGGCCAAAAGCGAGCAGAGCTTTGCTGAGCTGAGTGCTGAAGCCGATAAACTGCGCCCGAAGCTGGAAAAAGAGCTGGCCGATGCCACCATGACGGCCGTTCAGCAACTGGAGCAACTGCGGGACAAAACCATTGCGGCCGCACTGGCGGCCGGTCAGGCACCGGCGGATATCGACAAACTGCGGGAAAGCCTGGAAAAGCTGATTAACCTGCAGAAACAGACCGACCAGGCCAAAGAGAACAAACGGCAGTCTGAAGCGGCTGCACGTGCGGCAAAGTCTGCCGCGCAGAACAGTGAAACCTATGTTAAAGGGCTGGAAAAGCAGGCCTGGGCGGTGGGTAAAACCAAAGCCCAGGTGTCGGCCTATGAGCTGGCGGAAAAAGGACTGACCGGGGCACTGAAAGCGCGGGCGGAAGCAGCGCTGGCGGTTATCGCTGCCAGCGAGCAGAAAGAGAAATCAGACGCGAACGCGACCCGGAACGCACAGCTGCAGGCGCAATATCTGAAGGCTACGGGTGACGTGCTCGGTGGCGGTCTGGCGGAAGTCCGGGCCAGTATTGCTGAAATGCGCAAAGAATTTACCGAGTCCGGCAATACCGAAGGGCTGGCCTGGCTGGATAAACTCCTGCCGGTTCAGGAAGCCAGAGTGCGGGCCGACGCGCTCAAAAAGAGTATTGATGACCTGGAAGCGTATCGCAGCCAGAAAGAGAGCAGTGTCCAGGCTCAGGTTCAGGCGGGTCTTATCTCTGAACTCAACGGCCGTCGCCAGCTTGTTGCCCTGCATCAGGAGGTCGGCGACAAAATCGCCGGTTATCTGCCGCAACTGCGCCAGATGGCCATGCTGCCTGGTGAAACCGGCGATCAGATGCGTGAGATGCTCACCAGTCTGGAGAATGAGCTGTTAACCCTCAAGTCCACCACGGATGAGCTGACGACAGCGTTTAAGGATGGTCTGCAGGACGGGATGGAGAGCACGCTTAACGGCCTGGCTGATGGCACGTTAAACCTGAGTGATGCCGTGCTGAACCTGGCAAAATCAGTGGCCAGCGCAATGGCCCAGGTTGCCTCCCGCAATCTGGCGGGTATGGCAATGGAGGGGCTCGGCAGCGTCACAGACAGCCTGAAGGGATTGTTTGGCATGGGGGCGAAAGCGGCCTCCGGTGCCGCTGAGTCTGCCGTTAGTTCAGCAACCGATACAGCCACCGATGCCGCCGGTGCGGCGACCTATGCCACCGCCATCACAACAGCGTCAACGGCCGGAGCAACAGCAATGGGAACCTCCATTACGGCGGGCAGCACGGCCATGACGACCGGTTTCACGGCCGCGTTTACGTCCGGCGTCACCGCCCTCACTACTGCCCTGAGCGGTGCCTTTGCCGCAGGGGCCGCCACGCTGGCCTCAGCGATTGCGTCCGCCAGTGCTGCCAGCAGTGCCAGTTCAGGCATCGGGGCCGCAGCAAGTGTGGCCGCCGCCACCGGTGGCCATATTTCCGGCCCCGGCACGGCAACGTCTGACAGTATCGCGGCGAGGCTTTCTGACGGGGAGTTTGTTGTCAAAGCGGCGGCGGTTAATCGCTATGGCGTCGATTTTCTTCACGCAATCAACAACGGCCGTCTGGGTGCGTTTGCAGATGGCGGTCTGGTATCCGATCCTGGATTCTCGCGGCAACAGCCGGTCAATCAGTCCCCGGACTCCAGCAGTGACAGTGAGTCCGGCGGGGGCAGCAACGCGCCGGTGTTACAGCAGTATCTGGTACTCGATCCGAATGACGTCCTGGACAAAGCGGTCAAGAGCGCCCCCGGAAACCGCGTCATGATGACCTGGGTGAAAAGCAATTCATCCACGCTGAAACAGATACTGGGGGTGAAATAGTGGCCGAACGTCTCCCCTTTATGATGGAGCCAGACTGGACTGACGGTATTACTGAAACCCTGTCCTGGAAGACCGATGTGCTGATTTCGCCGAGCGGAGCCGAACAGCGGATTGCCCGCCGTCTGTCACCGCGTCGCCAGTACGAATTCACGGTGCTGGCGGGTGATGCTGATGCGCGAGCGCTGGAAACCCAGCTCTTTCATGCCGGTGGCGCAATCTGGGATATGCCGGTCTTCCCTGACGTTGCCGCGCTGTTATCACCGGTTGCGGCCGGAAGTCAGTTTATCCCGCTGGCCACGGCCGGGCGGGATTTCGTTGTGGGCGACAATCTGATGCTCAAATCCGGCTTCGGCATGATGGCCAGTACCGACATAGTGCCCGTTCAGTCTGTTGACGCCGCTGGGATAACAGTCAGCCAACCCGTAGCCGCCTGGCCACCAGGTACACTGATTTACCCGCTACGGCCTGCGTTTTTTACTGATGTACCGGCGATCACCCGACATACCGACAGCGTGATGCGTGTGCAAATGCGGTGCCAGCTGGCAGCGCATAACCCTTTCAGTGCCGTATCAGGAGCCACTCTCTATCGCGGTCATCCTGTACTGACCGACGATGCCGATTGGGTGGACGACCTGACGGCCGAATACCAGCGCCTCATGCTTGAACTGGATAATGAATACGGCATTCCTGCCCGTACTGATACGGCAGGACGATCATTCATCATGCAACAGCACGTCTGGTCTGGCGCGGGTCGCGCAACACAAACCCGTCTGCGCGAATTGTTGTACTGGCTGCGTGGCCGTCAGCGTGCTGTCTGGGTGTCCAGTCAGGCGCGGGATTTTATCCCCCAGGCCGCCAGTGGCAACTCTCTGGCCGTAGATGTTGCCGGATTCAGTGAGTACGGCGTGGTTTCCGGACGTCGGGATCTGCGTATCCGGGGCCAGGACGGTTCAGTCGTTTACCGCCGGATTGTGTCGGCAACCCGCCAGGGAAACCACGAAACCCTGTTTCTGGACGGTGAGGCCCCGGCTATCGGAGATATTGCGGCTGTTTCCTTTATGACGTTGTGCCGTCAGAACACGGACGATATCACCTGGGAACACGCCACCGATGCCGATGGTTTTGCACAGATTTCAACAACATTCAGGGGAATACGTGATGAGCTGGAATCAGTTTGAGTATTCGACGGCCGACGGCCGGCCGGTCACGCTGTATGAGTTCTCGCGCGGTGATACACGGTTTTATCGCTACACCAATGCGGATCGAGATATTACCACGACAGATGCGGCTCAACAGGCTGTCATCTGGGAGTGCCAGGCCATCAGCGACAGCGGCCTGAGTGTGGGTGCCGGAGACAGTCTGGACGTGACCGTGCCAGCCTCAAACCCGGTTGCTGCCCTTTTCAGGAATGTGCCGCCATCCAGCCCGGTTCGTATCCGCATCCACCGGTTTCATATCGATGATGCACTGCAGGAATTCCGCACGGAGTGGATCGGCACCATTACCGAGATGAAACGCGAAGCAACAGACCGCTGCCGGTTACTGACCGCCAGTCTGGCCAGCACCTTCACGCGCAGTGGTCTGCGTCTGACGTGGGGTCGGGCCTGTCCGTATTCACTGTACGATCACAACTGCGGTATTGCTCCTCAACAGTTCGGCATCGCCGGACTGGTTATCACCGCGCTGGACGGAGCCAGTATCACCGTCAACATGCCAGAGGGGTTGCCCGGCGACTGGTTCTCAGGCGGTTACGTGGAGTGGCTCTCCGATGGTGTGACCGAACGGCGAGGATTTCGGGCCCAGAACGGGAACACGCTCGGCCTGTTCGGCGGTTCCGTGGGGCTGGAAACCGGCCAGACAGTGACTCTGTATCCGGGCTGTGACCGCACCATCTCGACCTGTAACACCAAATTCAACAACGTTCTCAACTACGGTGGCCAGCCGCATATGCCGGGCAAGTCACCTTATCAAATCATCAAATTATTCTGAGGTAATGCCATGTGGTGGGCTGTAGCGAAATTTGTCGCCGTGATCGTTGCGTCTTACGTGCTGAACGCAGCGCTGGCACCGAAACAAAAAAGCACGACGCCGGAAGCGGCCACGGAAGATGACTGGAATATGCCGCAACCGGATGAGGGCACGCCTCAGTGCGTATTTTTTGGGGACTGCTGGTCGGAAGACTGGTTCGTGCTGGCGTATGGCAACTATCGCTATGAAGCGATCCGGAAATAAGGAGGAAGCCATGTTAATCACGATGGAGGATATCCGCGCGGGTGGCGGCTGTGCGCCGGGATTACGTGCCTTTTTTGCCCGTTATGACCTCGATTTAAAAGCCTTTATTCGCGATGGTGGCATTGAGGCCGAAAAGCTGATGGCCACCGGTGATGCTCTGGCCATCAGCATTGTTCGTCTGGCTGAGAGCCGTTTAAACGGAGGTCCTGATGGGCGGTAAAGGCAGTAAGAAAGTGACAGTGGGATACCGCTATTACTGGGATGTGCAGGCCGGGATCGGCCGCGGCCCGATAAATGAGATTGTGGCCATCAGCGCCGATGACAAAACGGTCTTCGCCGGTACACCAGGACAGGTGACCAGTAACATGACGGTGGTCATTGATAAACCGGATTTGTTCGGCGGCGATGATACTGGCGGTGAAGGTGGTGTTAAAGGGACGCTGGACATCATGATGGGGGAACCAGACCAGGTTCCGACGCCCCGTTTGCTGACGCTGCTCACCGGGCTGGTTCCTGGTTTTCGGGGCGTCGTGACAACCTTTTTCAGCGGCCTTATCAGTTGTTACAGTGCCACACCTAAGCCCTGGTCGTATCGTGTTCGCCGTTCGACCAAAGGCTGGGATGGCCCGGTCTGGTATCCGGAAAAAGCCACAATTCTGCTGGAGAATACGGAAAGCCAGCTGGATGATGAGAGCGAACTGACCCCGGAACAGGTCACTAACCTGCGGGCCATTCATGCCATGAATCCCGCGCATATTCTGGTTGAGTGCGCCCTCAATCGTGACTGGGGCCGTGGCCTGACGCTAGATGACCTTGATACTGAAAGTTATCGTGTCGCCGCTGACCGGCTTTATGAAGAGAAATTCGGGCTTTGTTTTCGTTATAACCGCCAGGACAGTCTTGATCAGTTCGTTCAGCAAATTCTCGATCATATTGGTGCCGCGCAATATGGTGATTTGAGTACGGGGAAATTAACGCTCAAATTATTACGCGACGATTATAATCCGGATGACCTGCCGTTATTTACTTATGACAATGGCATTATCGGGGTACAGGATGATGACAGTACCAGCGCCGATGCCGCACCTAATGAAATAGTGGTCACCTGGCGCGACCCGGTCACAAACAGCGAAGGTGAGGTTCGCGCCCAGAATCTGGGGGCTATTCAGTCAGTAGGTCTTATTTCGGACAGTGTCGAATATAAAGCCATCCCCACTCACTCTCTCGCCGTGCGTGTCGCGCAGCGAGACCTTGAATCAAGTTCAGCCGGATTAACCCGACTGATTATTTTATTTGATCGCCGGGGCGGTATATTAACTCCGGCTGCACCATTCCGTATCAGTATCCCTGACCGCAATATTGCAAGCATGGTGGTACGAGTAGGGAAAATTGAAGAGGTGGATACCGGGGGGCTGAAATTAACCGTTGTTCAGGATGTTTTCGGCTTACCCGCGACCTCATACAGTAGCGGCGATCAGGGCAGCAGCTGGACGCCACCCGATAAAACGGCCCGCCCCGTCACAGACAGTCAGCTAACCGAGCTGCCTTACGTTGTTCTGGCCGGAACAATTGGCGCTGCAGAACTGGCGGCACTACAGACAGAAGCCGGTTATTTAGGCGTGATGGCCACAGCCCCCAGCAGTACGTCCATCAATTACCTGCTCCAGACTCGCGCCGATGGTATTAACTGGCGGGGCAATAGCTCCGGCGACTGGACACCTTCGGTTGTCCTGACCGAGCCGGCAGGCCGTTTTGAAACGGTATTTAAATCTCTGTTAACGACTATTCCGGCAGTGAATACCGGAGCCATAATCAATAATGAAATTGTCCGTATTGATGCAGTAGACCTGGTCGCAGGAACAATTACCGTAGGCCGGGCATGTGCCGATACGTTACCAGCCGAACATGCCACCGGTTCGCGCCTGCGTTTTATTCAGGATGCGATTGAAAGTGATGGTCTGGAATATATGCAGGGGGAAAACGTTGATGTAAGATTGCTCACCCGTACATCAAAAGAAACACTGGCCGAAGGCTCGGCAATCATTACACAACTGACAATGCAGGGACGACAGGCCAGGCCATATCTTCCCGCTAACATCTGTTTAAATGACGAACCCTATCCCCTCGTAGCTGTTCCCGCAGAGGAATATATTTTAACCTGGTCACATCGGGACAGACAATTACAGGCTGACCGGTTAATTGATTATCTTGAAAGCAGTATTGGGCCTGAGTCTGGAGTGAATTATGTAATCGAAATCATAAATAATGACACTCAGGAAACAGCCTGGACAGGAACCACAGCCGACGAAATATATTCACTCCCTTATACCACTGAAGCCGGGCAGGGAAACGCCAGTCATAGCGTCACGATTAAATCGGTCAGGGGTGATATTGAATCCCTGAATAAATGGCAGATTCAGCTACCACCCGGCAGCATTATTCCAGAGCCAGAGCCAGAGCCAGAGCCAGAGCCAGAGCCCACACAGGAAGAACCTGAAAGCGAGAGCGCATGAGTGACTATTACTACGGACAAGGGAAATTATACCTGGCTCGTCGAAATTCGGCGGGTCAGACTTTGTCCTGGCGTTGGGTTGGTGATGTTTCGGCGTTGAATATTGAACTGGAGTTCGAAGAGAAAAAATCCCGCGTGTCAGTCGGTGGACGTCTAATGAACTCTTTACGCTACATTACTGCCATCGGTGGGAAGGTTACGTCAACATGGCATGAGTTCTCAGCGGAAAATTTACAAATTCTCCTTGAGGCGAAGAATATATCTCAAATCCCTGATGTATATGCAAAGGATATATTACCTGAAGGGATTGTGGCCGGAGACAGGGTTACTCTCCGGAATCAGAATGTATGGGGTGTTTCTATACAAAACATGGTTAATGGTGATGATTATATTGTTGATAATTTATGGGGGGCGGTAACTTTTCTTTCGACTCCGGTAGTACAACCCGTCAGTGTTGATTATCAACATCCGGGTAATACTGCTTTGCCGTTAACTGAAAACATAACCGAAGAGTTTTCATTACGTTATGAAGGCATCAATTTAGCTGAAAATAATCATCCTGTTTTAGTCGAAATTTACAGAGTGTCATTAGACCCTTTAGCAACACTGTCATTAATCAATACAGAAAATGAAATGAGCAGTTTAGAAACAACGGCGAATATTTTATATGACGGTAAAAAAGCGAGTGATGAATCGCTTGGGCATCTTGGTCGTATTGTTCTGTTCAATAAAATAAGCGGCATTACTCATAACGGGGCCATTCGCTACAATGGTGTTTACAGACACAGAGGTTAATTATGTCAAATTCGCTTCCTGAAGAAAGCAAATGGGAACCCACTATTTACCAGTTGGAAAAAGATACGCCAGTTCTTGGTGGTGAGGGTGGCCCTGATAACATTCAGGCAATGCAATTAGCCAACCGGACTTTGTTCCTGAAGATGTTACTTGAAGGCAGCCTTGATTTTAAAAACCTGACTTTTTTTATAACTGAGAGCGATCCTGATGGCACCATAGCTGGTCTTGCCGCCACGACTAATGGCCAGTTATTTCGAGTTGTCCAGGCTGCTGACTCTTTGTATTCATTTATTTATTATCTTAATAAGATTGGTATTGCTGATCCTGTAGCATCTATACCATCCCCTAAGTCAGTAGAAAATGCAGGAACTAAAATTCAGTATTTATCAAATGAATTGCGCACTCCGAAAGCATTGCTTTCATCTGTTGTGAAAACCAGCAACTGGTTGAACAATACAACAAGCACTTGGGCTGTGGGCATCCTCTCTGAGGGGCGCGTTTTTAATTTTATTGAAATGTGGGTTGACGGTATCAGCAATATCGACAACTTGAAAATCAGTATTTATTCTCGATCCACCGATGGAGCAACAGTCTTTCCCGGATCTTCTGGCGATAACCTACTGAATTCGAAAATCATCAATATAAGCGACGTTGCTATAAAGACATCTATTGCAACCGGATATCAACTTATCCGTCTTGTTTTTGATGATACGGCGGTTCCAGTCGGCAAAACTTCACTTTTCGTGGTTCAGCCGTTCGATGCAAGTGGCAATCCTGTTTATATGGGGTGTGGACGTAAGGATATTACTGAGAGTGACACTGCTGCGTTATCAAACTCCCTTGGTGGTTTCTGGATGCCAGTTGACCAGTCTGAGTGGCGTCGCATTACTATTCCAGAAACATCGCTATATCGCATCGCTTTTAATGTTGGGTATGAAAGTCCGGTAAATTATGGTTCATTTAATGGTGAGTCTGTTTCCGTATCCAGTGTTCCGCCCAATTCTCCTGACTGGGCTATTACGGGGAGCGCGAATCGTCAGTTTTATGGATGGGTACTGAGCTTCCCTGGTAAAACAGGATTTAACAGCATCACGCTTCGCCACAGCAATCTGACGCATGTTAATCAGATTTATTATCGCGCGGTTTTACGTAAAAACTCTGATGTAGCATCAACATCCATGCCCGGTACGCTGGCTGGTGATATTCAGGTTTACGCAGGCCGCGTTCACCCCGATGCGCCTGATGACGGGTTCTATGGCGTTAATTATTCCATCCCCAACCTGAATATCCCGGCTGGATATTTCGTTATGCTGGTTGTCTATCCGCGCACAGAAGCTGGTGAAACAGCCGATATGGGGACGCAGGCGCATGAGTATTCTACCGCTGGCGAAACCGCGCCATCAGGTTTTGCACTGGGCGCATTTATCAACCGGGTGACAAATACATGGCAGATGATTACCGGCACAAAAGGGGTTGCGTACTGGCTGAATAATGTATCTTTCGTGGGCGTTGTTGAACAGGCTTCGGTAAATGAAGTCACCCTGTCGGATACCATGGCAAAACTGAACGCGTTACAGCAACAGGTGAACGATGAGGGCGCACAGTCTGTAATTCGTGAATCATCCAGCAATAAATGGGGCTATGCAACCCAACCCCTGGCCGGTACTTTTTTCCGCTGGGCGGTACCCATTCCCCATGAAATGGATACGCTCAATGAAATCGAGCTATGGCTGGACGGTCTGGCATTAAATGATTACCTGCGCATTAAGGTCTTTGCTCGCGCGATTGACATGACCGGAAGTGAAACACCTCCCGGAGAGCTGGAGGGGGATGCGGAAATCTATAGTGAAGATATCCCTGTCTACCTTAAATCTACAGGTACAGCAATGACCAGGATTCCATTCCGCCTTGATGTTGCGATGCCGGAAGGTGCGTTCCCTCTCATTTCTGTTGAGGCTTTTCTCCCGGAAAATGGTTCGTCTGAGGTTATCGGTTATCTGGGGGCCGGTGCAGCGCTCTATTCTTCCGCAACATTACCCGTTCTCGCTCAGCGCGGCTGGTATAGTCGACGGGGAATTAATGACGGAGCATGGACAACCATTGGTGACGGGCAAACAGCAGCGGTTGCTTACTCTGTTACTTATAAAAAGCAGGAAGATATTCCCGGGAAAATAGCCGATATTGACGGGAGGCTTACAGCCGTTGAGTCGGCAGTGCATCCATTAATTACTCGCTACCTTCCAGTTGTTAGTGTCCTGGGGCGAGCGCTCGACTTTTCCGGATCGGCGGTCGTAGCCAACGGAGTGAGTCAGCCTGTAACAGGATCGCTGACGCTGGATGCGACAAGCTCTGGTTCTGCGACTGTTGAGGGTTATAGCCTGAGGCAAACCGCCGCCACTTCGCAGTGGCCGTCAAATGTGAATGCGTGGCTGGGTTATAAGCGCATCAGTAATGTTGTCGTAACGGATGCCAGTACCGGTACCCCTTTGGTTGAAGGGACCGACTATAACATTGACAGCTATGGCGGGAAGTTGCGCGGCCTGACTGCCACGACTCGCGCCGTGAACGTCACCTTCAGTTACGTTAATGAACGGTATGACCTTGTGTACATCGACCCTGTTACGCTTGCTGTGGGAATAACCAAAGGGACGGACAGGATTTTTGATGTGCAGGAATACCGCCCGGCTGTGCCATCAGGAAAAGTTGCGCTTTACTATGCATTAGTCGCGGGTAGCAGCGTTGAACTGGAGCCGGTATATCGCTGGCCCGAGGCCGGATGTGACATGCTGGGGGCGGGGGATGCTGATTTTCTACGACAGCATAATCGCCGTTGCCTGCAAAAGACTCTGGCGCGACTCAACCAGGGTAAAAATATTACGCTGGTCGGTTATGGTGATTCGATTACAGCCGTGTCGAATATCGCTAGTCCGGAAACCGTGGCAAACGGCAGCACCCGTGATTTGCAGCGCATCCTGCAGGGTTATGCAACTGATACACTGACAAACTTATATCCCGCTCAGGACTGGGGAGACGGAGGTGGCGCGGTACATGTGAAGATTGGATGGAACTGGCGACTGAAGGAATGGATGGAGGAAACCTACGGCGTCACCGTTGACTATCTTAACTTCGGCGTGTCGGGTACCAATTCAACCAGCGGTGTGGGAAATACCCGCATGAATGCAGTCATCGCGACAGCGCCACACGTTACCGTTGTCTGTTTTGGGATGAATGATAATGCAGGGAATGTTCTGTATGGCAACCTCCGCAACATCATCAAAAAACTCAAGGCAGCAGGCTCTGAGGTCGTGATAATGCCCGTGCCGCGCACCCCTTCACACGATGATGGTCGCTATACGCTGGAACAGTGGCGATACATTAACGGGCAGGTATACCGGGCTGCCATGGATGAGGTCGCTGCGTATGTGCCGACAGACTGGTTAACGGATGAAAACAGCCGTGGTGGGATGGGTATTGTTCCAACCTCACTTTGTGGCTCTGACCTTCGAAACCACCCTGGAGGGTATGAGTTCAGCGTTTACGGCAAAGCTCTTGTGAATGCATTCAATCTCTAATCATGTATTAACGGCAGTTACTTTTGTGATTGCCGCCTTCGCCAATCCCACTCAGCATGAGCCCAAATTAATAGCATCAAACAGCTCGATACAAATGTACTGTCTGGCCATTTTGAATACCCTGAGATAATCGCTACAAATGAGACTACTGCTGCAAATCGCACCAATAACCTCAATGGATTTATTTTCATCACTTTCCCTCTTATTGTAGGAAACCTCATTGTAGCAGCGTTCATTTTTGCATTGTGCATTTTTGTCCAT